TGTAGCTAAACTGGCAATAGTTGATGGGATTAACCCACTGGCTCTCTGGGATGGTACAACTTATACTCAGGTGACTGGTGGAAGCGTACTTACTAACCCATCTCTATGTGAATCCTTTGCTAACCACCTGTTTATCTCTGGGGACCCTGCAGAACCTAATAGCCTAGTATTCTCTGCCCCAGAAGACCCTACAGACTTTACCCCTGCTAGTGGTGCTGGGGTTATCAATGTAGGCTTTAAAATTAATGCTATCAAATCTTTCCGTGACACTCTTTATATTTTTGGTACTAACAATATTAAAAAAGTAGTTGGTTCCTCTCTTGATGACTTCGCACTTCAAGATGTTACCAAGAACCTAGGTTGTGTCGCCCCAGACTCTGTAGTAGAGTTTAATGGTGATCTTCTCTTCCTTGGCCCTGACGGTATTCGCCCTATCAGTGGTACTGATCGTATTGGTGACGTAGAAATTAATACTGTTTCTAAGCCAGTGCAATCTGTTTTTGAAAACCTAACCTTGACAGAAGATACGACAAAAGCAACAATACTTGTACTGAATAAAAAGTCACAGTTCCGTATGTTCTTCCCTGAGGCAGAATCCCTTGGAGTTATTGGCGCTCTTCGTCGTACTGGACAGGGTGGCACTGGGTTTGAATTTTCACGTCTTATTGGTATTAATATGGTTTGCGGAGACTCTAGTTACTTAGGTGATGAAGAATATGTAATCCACGGAAATTCTACTGGTACTGTATTTAGACAAGAATCTGGGAATACATTTAATAGTACCCCTATCGAGTCTCTTTATCAAACCCCATACTACCACATGGATGATCCTATCAATAGGAAAGTGTTACATGAGGTCTACACTTATCTTAGGGCTGATGGAGCTATAAGCGTAAATATGGGACTTACATACGATTACGAAGATGAGTACACATTAAGTCCTACAGATTACGCGTTTAACACAGAAGGTGCTGCTAGCTTCTACGGCATTGCTACTTACGATGAAACTAGTATTTTTGATGGTAACCCCAGCCCTCTCCGTAGGACAACTGTAGAAGGTTCTGGTAGGTCTGTTTCAATTACTTATGTGACAACAGTATCACAACCAAGCCACTCCATTGAGGCTCTAGTTCTGAGCTACGCAATAGCAGATAAAAGATAAGGATACCAAATGTCTGGATATACAAGACAGTCAAGCTCAGACCTAGTACCTACAGCGGTAGTTCGGTCTTCCCCACTAAATGCAGAATATAATAAGATTCGTGATGCTTTTACTTTTGATACTACAGGGGTTACTGGACATAAACACGATGGTTCTTCTGATGAAGGTTCCTATGTACCACTCATTGCTGATCTTGATGCCCTTAATAAAGTGGCTATTAATACCGCGAATAATCGTGTAGGATTTTTTGTTGAAGTCTCTTCTGCTGCTGTAGAGCAAGTACGACTTTCTGATGGTCTCTTTGTTCCTGTCACTACTAATGATATTGATCTTGGCTCTACTGGTGCTAAGTTTAAAGACCTACACCTCGCAGGAGATGCTAATGTAGCTGGTGACGTAAATGTTACTGGTGCTCTTGTAGGTGCTGTCACAGGTGCTGTCACAGGGAACGTAACAGGAGACCTTACTGGTAATGTTACTGCAGGTTCTGGTTCTAGTTCTTTCACTAACGTAACCATTAATGGTACACTGGATGTAACTAATACTCCTATTACTAATGTCTCTGATCCAACCTCTGCGCAAGAAGCTGCAACAAAGAATTATGTGGACACTGCAGATGCACTTAAGTTGAACCTCTCTGGTGGTACACTTAGTGGCGAACTTGCTATGGGTACCTCTAAGATTACTGGTCTTGGTAATCCTACCTTAGCTCAAGATGCAGCTACTAAGACTTATACTGACACTGCAGATGCACTTAAATTGAATCTTACTGGTGGTACCATGAGTGGTGCTATCGCTATGGGCACTTCTAAGATTACTGGTCTCGGTGATCCTACTCTAGCTCAAGATGCAGCTACTAAAGCCTATGTAGACTCTGAGATTTCAAGTGTTATTGATGCTGCTCCCGGTACCTTAGATACTCTGAATGAGCTTGCTGCTGCACTAGGAGATGATGCCAGTTTTAGTACAACAGTTACAAATAGTATTGCTACTAAACTCCCTCTGGCTGGCGGTACTATGTCAGGTGCTATCGCTATGGGAACCTCTAAGATTACTGGCCTTGGTGATCCTACCTTAACTCAGGACGCTACTACTAAGACTTACGTGGACACTGCAGACAACCTCAAGCTGAACCTCTCTGGTGGGACCATGTCAGGTGCTATCGCTATGGGAACCTCTAAGATTACTGGTCTTGGTAATCCCACTTTGTCTCAGGATGCTACCACTAAGACCTATGTAGATACTGCAGACAACCTTAAACTGAACCTCTCTGGTGGTACCATGAGTGGTGCTATCGCTATGGGTAACTCCCAGATTACTGGTCTTGCAACTCCTACTACAGGTACAGATGCTACTACTAAGACTTATGTAGATGGTATCCTTGGTTCTGCTACTGCGGCTGCTGACAGTGCTGCGGCTGCTCTGGTCTCTGAGGGTAATGCTGCTACAAGCGAGACTAACGCTGCTGCCACTTATGATGCATTTGATGACCGTTACTTGGGAAGTAAGGCTTCTGATCCAACAGTAGATAATGATGGTGATGCACTTCTTACTGGTGCCTTGTACTGGAATACAACTTCAGACTCTTTGAAGATTTATACGGGAGCTGCATGGAGTACCGCTGCCTTTGACACTTCTGGTGCTCTTGTCGCTGCGAATAATCTGTCTGAATTGGTAGACCCTAATGCTGCCCTCACTAACTTAGGCTTTACTTCCACAATTACTGAGTTAAACTATACTGATGGGGTAACCTCCTCGATTCAAACTCAACTAGACGCTAAAGCTCCAACTTCCACTACAGTAACCCTTGCGGGTGCCCAGACACTAACCAATAAGACATTCAATCTTACAAGTAACACCTTGCTAGGGACTACAGCACAATTCAATACTGCCCTCTCTGATGGCTCTTTCACTACACTTGCAGGTACAGAAACGCTGACCAACAAGACTTTGACCTCCCCCACACTCACAGGTACGCCGACAGCACCTACAGCGGCAGAAGGTACTAATACAACCCAAATCGCAACCACTGCTTTTGTGCTTGCCAATAGTGGCGGTTTGACCACGGCTACAACAACAGGAGCGGCTCAAACTGTTGATTTTGCAAATAGCTATCAGGTTGTGGAAGCTGACAGCGTCGTCACTACGCTGACCTTTAGTTCTACTGATGCGGTGCAAGAGGTTGATCTTCTGCTGAATTTGGGTGGGAAGGGCTTCTCTGCTATTTCAGGTGCCACTTACGATAGTGTTACATTTTCTGTTGGGTCTCAAACCACTGAAGGTGAGGCCATCAGGTTCAGTGTAAACGGCGAAAAAATGTTCATGTTGGATGACCAAAACCGCAGCGTTAAACAATACAGCCTATCTACTGCTTTTGATATTTCTACCGCGTCTTACGATAGTGTTTCTTTTAGCTTTAGTTCAGAGGCTACAGGCCCAACCGACTTTGCCTTCAACACAGACGGCACAAAAATGTATATAATCGGGGAGATCAAGGACAATGTTTACCAATACAGTTTATCCACTGGTTTTGATCTTTCTACTGCTTCTTACGATAGTGTCGTATTTGCCCAACTAGACAGTGTTCCGCGTGGCCTTACTTTCAACACAGATGGCACAAAAATGTATGTGCTGGGTGGAGGTGGTAGCAGCGTTAAACAATACAGCCTATCCCCTGGTTTTGATCTTTCTACTGCTTCTTACGATAGTGTTGAATATAGTGTTAGTTCACAGGTTACCAGTGAAAAGGGCTTAGCGTTCAACTTAGAAGGCACAAAAATGTATGTGATATGTAGTACTAATCTTAGTGTTTACCAATACAGCCTATCCACTGGTTTTGATCTTTCTACTGCTTCTTACGATAGTGTTTCTCTCAGTGTCTCAGGCCAAACAACCAACCCTAGAAGTCTTTGTTTTGACGCTGCTGGGGGCAAGATGTACGTGTTGGACATAGATGAAACTCTATACCAGTACAGTCTCCCAATCATTGACAACTCAGTTATTTTCCCCGTTGCCACAGTCACATCAACGCTTACTCCCGCTTTTGGTTACAACAGCTATAAATTTGCCACTGTTGACAGCGGAGCAACATATTACCTCGTATCTAAAGCAGAAGGACTGGGCACATAATGACCTACGTAATTAAAAATTCGGATGGTGCATCTTACACGCTGGGCCAGTTCAAGAACACTCACCGACACCTAGCCTATGCGGAGGATGTCCCGCCAAAAGCCTTGCTGGATCATATCGGTTATACAATGGAAAAAGTGGTACCCGAAAAAGTGGCACCCACGGCTAAAGATGTGCAGAAACTCATGGGTCAAAAACTTGAAGCCTTAGCCGCAGGATATGAGCCGCAGGAACGTGAAACGTGGGCAACGCAGGTCAAAGAGGCTGAAGCCATTAAAGCGGGATCAACCACGGCACCATTGCTGTCCTCGTTGGCGGCAGGAAAAGGTCGCACACTTGATGAACAGGCTGACAGGGTGCTGTACCTAGCAGAGCAATTCGCACTAGCGTCTGGAGCTATTATGGCTGCACGGGATGCTTTGATTGCGATGGACCCGATCCCCGAAGATTATACTTCAGATACATACTGGCCGTGAGACCCTTTACAAAAGAAGAGAATTGGTGTATAAGGCTTGAAGGTACTGAGTACATATCTCTAATTCCTATAACCTTTGATTTGGGTTTTAAGGGTAGTGGTTTTAGTTACACAGTTCCAAAAGACTTTAAGTTTGAAGTGTCAGTACCGAGAGGCCTTCGTTGGGTCTTAAGTCCTCACAACCCTAAGTACCTTAAAGCTGCAGCTATCCATGACCACATGTTAGAAAGAGGTTGGGATAGGCCTACTGCTGGTGGAGTCTTTCAAGCTGCACTTAAGGTCTCTGGGGTAGGTTCTACTAAGAGACTTACCATGTTCTTTGCAGTAACGCTTTGGAAATGGCACTAATTAATAATAAGGAAAGAGATAGAATGACTTTCTCGACAGACCAAAAACACAGGCTTCTATCTCGTATGGGTTATGCAGGCCCTGCAGGAGAGGAAGGTATGAAAAACTTTCTCCAAACTAACCCCAGTGCTGCTAAGAAGTTTCTAGCTTTTGATAAGGCTGCTGCTACTCTGGCAACTCCCCCTGCAGCTATGCCAAGCTCTCCAATGCAAATGGCTGAAGGTGGTTCTGTTGTACCTCAAGATGAATACAAACGACGACTAGACGCAATGTATAAGGCAGCTACTGGAGAAGGTATTGACTCCGGTGGTTGGAATTGGTATGGCGGGAATCTTGCTAGCGGGAAAACTACTTGGGATCAAGTGAAGTCAAATGTGGAGAAGGGTCTTGCTACTAAAAAGGCAGAATTGGATGCAGTGGCACAAAAAAGGTATGAGAATGCACTTTCTGTAAGAGGTATTCCATTTACTCCTACGGCTCAACCTACCACCACCGCACAAACTACCTCTTCCACAGTAGCTGCTGATCATACGGACTTTCTTAAGCAAGAATTTGGTAAGTATTCTAACCTAAACTTTGATCAAGCTGCTATAGATTGGTATGGTAAGAACCTTGCTGAAGGTAAAGTTACTAAAGAACAGGTGGCAGCTAATATTGCTAAAGATGCTGCTCGTAGGGCACAAGATGGTTCCCCAACAACAACCAAGTCAGCCGCTGACTACACGGACTTTCTTAAGCAAGAGTTTGGTAAGCACCCTAATCTCAACTTTGACCAAGCTGCTATAAATTGGTATGGTAAGAACCTTGCTGAAGGTAAAGTTACTGAAGAACAGGTAAAAGCTAATATTTCTAAAGATGCTGCTACTAGGGCACAAGAGGGTTATGTAGCT